ATGATAATATCGAAAAATATAGGTAAAGAAATAAAATTAATAAATAAAAATCAAGTTGATAAAAGTTGTGAATGGTCAAGAATGGTTGATGACCTACTAAATTATTATAATCCTATTAGTATGAAAGGATATAATGGTCAACGAAGGGTTAATCGCTCAACCTCACATCCGTCGGACTTTACCCTTCCTGAATCTATTAGTTTAGTCTCTGATAATCAGACTAATGTTTGTTTTATTGACTATAAAGATATTCCATCAATGACTGAATTGGAGAATGTAATATTTTTAAGTGAAATAGCTAATGGTGAACGTAAGCCTATAATTCCAACAATATATGTTCAAATTAAAGAAGATACAGATTGTATACCTTAAAATATTTTGGATATTACGCAATCTCACAATGTGGCACTTCAACCCATTGTACATGGTTTTCTGTATAAATCTTGGTTGACTCTGCATCACTATGAGCCATTCGAGCTTGAGGATCAAAACCACGCTGTTTAAACATAAAGGCCGCCAATGCTCTTATTTCATGAAAGGTTGGTCTTTCATCTAAAGGTAAATGACTGGCAACACCCACTCGATCACGTAATGCTGAAAATGCACGGCTAAGGTAATCAGGTGCGACTTGTGTTGGATGATTAACTTCTTTACTCACCTTATTTGGGATACGAGTAGGTAGTCTATGCACAATATAAGGGCTTGCCACATTGTCACGGCTATTATCGATAATATCCTTAAGTGCTTTGCCTATGGGGATCGCAATATGAGATGCCTCTTTATGTTGCACTTTTTGCCTGTGAATATAAATCATCCCGTATATTCCATTTAAGGGTTCTTCATACCATAAACATCCACAGATGCCTTCTTTGGGGGCTTTGATATTGTATTTTATGCGTGATACTTCAAGCCTTGCTTGTGTTGTTTGTAACGCCAGATCCATTGCTGTTCTTAACCAAGGTTCTGCAGATGCTCGAATTTTAAGAAAATCATCATAAGATAATCTTCTACGTTTTTTCCCATCGACTCTTTTCATTTTCTTACGTTCAGCTGGGTTATCAAACATAAGAGATTCATCCATTGCGTAACTAAAAATTTTCTTTAGAAAGCTTACCTTACGATTTTGTACATTAGCAGAAGCATCGGCATGATATTCATTAATATAGCCATTTACATGTTCCAGTGAGATTTCATTTGCGGGGATATCTTTAAAAAAGATCTTAATTCTTTCTAAGTCATTAACCCAGTTACTAAGTGTACTGTCTGATGGTTTTTCATCATTAGTGATCCGCAAAAATAACTTATCTAAATGTTCTGAGAGAGGGAGGGCCTCTCCATATTGCCCTCCCGAGTCAATAATTAATGTGTTAACAGAAATGCATTTTTCTGGTCGCATAATATTGTTGTATTCTCTGGCTATTGCGATAGCTTTTGCTTTATCTGCACCAATGCATTTTCTTAAACCATTAGTTAATGTAAGGCGATATTGTTTGACTGATTTGTCAAAATAAAGAAAGTCAGGTAGATGCCTAAATTCCTTTCTTCTAGGTCTACTGGCCATATCACGAAGCCCTTATTAACTCATCGACACATGAAGAAATAACGGACTCAATACCCCAACGTTCGGATGAATATATCCAAACAGAACAATCAACGATTTTGCCTTTTAATAAACCTGTTTCTACCCATTTTTTTATGGTTCTATTATCTGGAATAGAGCCTACTTCAAATTCTCGTTTAGCCCACGCACTAGCTTTCATCAGTTTTCCGCTCATTTTGGTCTTGCCTCATCATTAATAAAATAAGTCGGTCTGCTGTATCACAGGAGTGTTTGATTTCAGCGTCAGTGCATGGTCTATTTCTTACACTGAACGCTAACCGACCTAATTTAATATCAAAACTTGTTAATAATTGGTTCCCTGGTTTCCAAGGTGTTAATAATTTCATGGTGATTACCCATTGGTCTTGAATAAACCACCATGCTAATAACAACGAAAAGTAAAAACTGATTATGCTTAATCAACTTTTTACCCGAATAATTCCCTCCACTGGATAGCATTCTGCAATTTTCCCTTTGGTCGCGAGTAATTCCTTATCAATTAAACAATTTTGTTCATCAGGATAAATGTAGCCATAGGGTTCGAACTGACAAATCATCGAACTACATACCAAAAGGAATAAACCATACATTATTGTTCACTCCTTTGTTGCTCCGCGGGAGTAGGCTGAAGTTCAATTTTGACGTGTGCAGGAAAATCGTATGAAACATGGCAACGTCTATCTGTTGAAACAAAGCCATGTGTACCATCAGGTAATGTGATCTTTACGGCTTGGTCTTTTTGTTGAGAGTGTCTAAGCATTGGTCTTGCCTCTTTGTGACATGTCACTTAATGAATAATAGCTGTATTTATAGGGTGCCCCAGTTGTAGCAATAACGCTTTTTGCATTGATGAAAGTGCTTGCTGTTCTTGCTCTGTGACATTTTTTGTTGATGCTGTAGACCATTCGATACTGCATTTATTTGTTGTTTCATCATGGGTAATAACAACTTCTAACTTCATGGCCATAACGTTTATCTCCTGATAATGCGCCCAAGAAAGGGCGCTATTATGAATTAACGAACCATTAATGAACGTTCACCAACTTCAAGATGTGCTCCGGGAATTTCAATACCATTTTCAAGCGCTTCTTTGATGCCTTTTTTATTAGGCGCGGTGACGGTTTGAACATCAACCAACTCATCCGGTAATAAAGCCTCATTGTCGATAATGACTCGAACAACACCAGCTCTAGCTGTGAATGTATTTTTTGTTGTTTTTAATTTATCTAATCCTGAAGCCAATAAGCAGTTAAGAGCATATTTCTTTAGGTTTTTAGCTTGGTTTTCGAATGATTTTTTACGATCAGATAAACGTTTAGATTCTTCATCCAGTGTTTTAGCTTGACCTTCGATATTGCGAACGTGATGCATAATTGCATCCAATTTATCACCTAGCTCGCCCTCGATACCTGCCAATGTATCTGCGATATCTTCAGCAGTGAATTCTCCTGTTTCAACGAGTTGCTGTAATTTTTCATAATTGGTCGCCAGTGCGATAGCAGTAGTTTTGGTCATTAGATTGCCTCTTCTTTCTGTTTCAGTTTGTCTAAACACTCTTTTTCGATTTGGTTTAATCGACGTAAACGGCCAGACAAATACTTCTCGTAATCTTCGTCACGACGTTCTTTGGCTGATTTAATATGTGCAGAAATTTCGCGCGTTAATGTCGATGCAATACCTCGTAATTCATTTGCTGTAACAGCACTACGCATCACTTCTGTATGTTTAGTAAATTTCTCGTCTAATTCTTTGCGAATACGTGTGATATCTTCCGCTTTTTCACTGGCATTTTTGATTTCAAACTCAAGTTTATTGCTTACTATATATTCAGGGTTATCATGCATACCCATAAAGACATCAGAGCTAAAGCCAAGCATTGATAGGGCTTTTTTGATGGCATCAGTGAGTGATTTTTTAATAACTTCACCGTCAACCTTAATGCCATAGTTAGTTTGATAGCGGTATGGTGTTGCACCATAACTTTCAAACTCACCGCGAGTTTCACATTCGATGATGTACCAAAAACGGATCTTAATTGAGTGGTTTTGTTCGCAGAATAACGAGCCATCAGCATCACGTAAAAAACGGGTTGCGACTTGTTTATTACGCTCATCAAGGACAGGTTCTAAAAGAGGCTTTCCATCAATAAATTTTTCTTCAAGGACTTCATATCCCCAACCTTCCCCAATAGGACCGAATATTTCAGTTGCACGCATAAACATGTAAGTGCTGTTTATACTGGTCCCCGTAAATCCCACGCCTTCTAATGGCTTAGTAAAGCGCGGGTCTGTACGTTGTACTTGTTTCCAAATACTTAGGTTATTAGCGTCACTCGCGTTAAGAACTTCATCAATAACACTGGCACGTTGCTCAAAATTATCTTGTTGTGCTGATGGTGTTTCGGGTTCTTTAGGCTCTACAGTTTGTTCAACCACCGGAGAACTTTCTGTTTTAGGGGCTACTTCTTGCTTTTTACGTGAACGTTTAGGCTTAGTTTCCTTTTCAACGGTACTTTTGCTAGATACCGAAGGGGTATTATCCAATTGGTTAGAAGTGATACTTTCTTCTTTTTCAGCATTGCCAGTAGGCTTGTTAATACCTAAATGACGGTCAATAAATTCTTTTCGCGCATTGGGATTATCTAATAACTCAGGCTGTTTTTTACTTTCAGCTATTAACGAGAAAATCTTTTCACGTGGTATATCCAAGATGCCAGCTGTTGTACGTAAATCCATTGACCAGCGTTTCCATGCTTTGTCGTCGTCATCTATCAGTTCTTTGGCTTTTTTTACTTGAGATGCGAGGACATTATTAGGATCAAAGTCATCTAACAGTGCTAAGGCGATTTCAGTATCTATGGTTGAATAGTTACGCTTGATAGAAGATGTTTCTTCTTGTTGTTGTTCTGGTTCTTCTGTTAGCCAACTTTCACCCATTGATTTAGCTTCTTCAACGGTGACATCTTCATTAGCAAACTCATAGATAGCCTGTGCTATTTCCATTGTTTGCTCAGCATCCATCAAAGAAAGTTTTGTTATTTCAGCTAGGCCCGTAGCGATATTACGAATTTTAGGATCTTCTTTTCCTGCCAAATATTCCAGAGCAGTTGAAAATTCATTGTTAGTTATTTGATTCTTTCCAAATAAAAGTAAACACGCAATTCTGGGCTTCGTTCCTAGTTTTTTGAAATTCTTATATTCAATAGGTTTCCATTGAGTTCCATCAAACTCATTTTCAACAGCAAATTTTTCATCGAATATATCTAAAGTAGGGCAAACAGAGCCGTCAAGGTGTTCGCTAATTAACGGATCATCAGTGTTAAAGTTATCCATAGCTTCTGGATATGCTTCAGATAACTTTACTACTGCAGTCGCTGTTGCCAGTTTTGCATTAGCGGTGTTTAACGCTATGGCCAGCGGTACAGCACCGTTGTTTGTACGAGCCTCGGTCGTAGGCTCAAATACACAGATAAAAGTTTTCATTGGTCTTGCCTCTTAATAAGGGATTTCTTCGTCAGTTTTTGAAATGGGTTTGCCTTCCAAGCAGAGAAGCATTTGGATCTGGTCTTCTAACAAACTTGTTTTTACTTGGGCATCAGCAAGAATTTTTTCTTGCTCATTACGTAGAAAATCAATTTCAGCGTGAATGAGATCAGTTTGAGTAGGCTCTTTAAAAGGAACATCAACAGTGTGTTCAGCAATAACAAAACCTAGTCCAGCATTGGGATCGGCTTTAAATGCGTAGGCGTTATATTGGTAAGAACCATCGAACTGTTTTTGAGCATGAATATAGAGTGTGACTGTTAGGCTTTCAGGTTGTGCTTTCAT